AGTTGATTGTTCGGGAATGTATCTCAATTAATAGACAACGAATGTTTTCAGATTATGAAGGTGACAGTCTCCGAGTGGCTCACAACAATGCGTTATTGTGTGCTACCAGCGATATGTTTGAACATTTCGGAGTTGGAGAATGAACGAACGAATTAAAGAACTTGCTGAACAGGCTAGATACACAAAAGATATGTTTGGTATTGGGCACTGGGATATGCCAGAGTGTAAAAAGTTTGCCGAGTTGATTGTAAAAGAGTGTCTTGGTGATTTTAAAGATCGAATCGCTAGACGGTATCAAGGAAGTGTTAGAGATCGTGATGTTGCTTACGGCATGGAAATTGTTTACTCCAACATTCGAGACAAATTTGGGGTAAATGAATGAATGACCGCACCCTTGACCAAAACGCAGCCCAATGGCCTGTCCTAGAAGCGTGGTCTAGGCAAAAGATGTGGATCGTAAACGGCGCAAAGACGCGCATGAGCGCCGAGGAATGGAAAGACGTACTGACAGCCGCCTTTGAGGGCGAAACGTCGCCACGGCTTGCTATGGGGCTAAATGGAGGGGTTGTAATGCTTGGCAGACGAACGAGCAAATACACCAAGGCTCGATTCTCGGAATGGTTGGATTGGCTGATGGCAGCAACTCATCATGCGGGAGTTTCCCTTGACGAAAGCTGAACAGGAGTGGCACGCCAAGGTCAGAGACTTGGGCTGCATTGTGTGCAGGCTGTTCCATGAAACCCGATCCGATGGCGATATCCACCACGTTTTGTCCGGCAGCAAGCGCAAGGGTGAAATGTTTGTGATATGTCTGTGTCCCACCCATCACAGAAGTGGACGCAATACGCCGGAATATGTGAGCCGCCACCCCTGGCGCAAGGCTTTCGAGCAAAGATACGGGACGGAGCAAGAATTGTTACAACAAACGGAGCAGCTATGTGCCAATTTTCAAAGGTAAATGAGCAACGAGCCGTAGAAGTGCTGCACAAGATTTGTTCGGACTTTCTTGCGTTTGGGCAGGCGCAAAGCGATTACTCCGAAACAGAACTTGCCGACGGGGTGTGTATGGAATTGTTGGTGCAGGATATGCGGATTACGATTGAGACTGGCCCGGAAGTCATTGCCGAGATTGAGACAGCTAAAGCTATTCAGAAAGCAGCCCATGTTAATTGACGACTGCCCGACAATTCAATGTTTTGTAAGGAAGGAATTTTTGTACGATGAGAAGGAAGGTCATGGGGAGTTCGTCAAAGCGGTAATTTTTGGGGTGCGAGCAGAACCTGCGCGAGTTCCCATGTTTCAAGTTATGTTGGAATCGGGAGCGCAATGGGCGCGAGTGCCAATAAACAAGATTTGTTTACAGCCTTGCGAGCAACTACCGATTGAGCAACTGGTGTGGTGGGATAGCTACGGCTATGAATTCGCGGTGCATCAATTCTCATTCCTGAAAAACCACAAAGTAACGGCACTCGGCAGAGATGGGGTAATCCGAACGGGGAATTACCTTTTCACCCTTGATTGGATGAGAACGGGGTGGTCAGAAACGCCGGATCAGCACAAGAATCACCACATTATCGCCTTGCAAACCGGGCAGTTGATTGCGTACCCAAACAACCGATTAGTATGGCTCGACCCGTCTTGGATAGAGCCTGCGCCGGACAAGAACTGGAAAACGCCCACAAAAGCAATTTTTGTTGAGGGTTTATGAGACGCGCTGCAAAGGTAGATGCAAATCATGTCGAAATCGTTACTGAGTTCAAAATGCGTGGATGTTCTGTGCTATCGCTTGCACCTATGGGTAGAGGCGTGCCTGACCTTCTCGTCGCGTTTGGGGGCGTTACTTGGTTTGTCGAAGTCAAAGGGGCGAAGGCCAAGGAGACAGATGATCAACAAAAGTTTGCGCTCCAATGGACGGGGTGTCGGGCAATCGTCCGAGACAAGCAAGGAGTCAAGGACACGGTGGAAATTATGATTGCTCAGATGGTCAAATTACGTGCTTGACTGCCTGATAAATTCAGAATATCATTGTGAAATTGCTGAAAAAGGGTGAAAAATGTCGAAATACAACGAATCGGCGGCGGCGTTTGTTAGTGTGCTGTTTCACTCAGCAACCGTCACGCACTTCATGCACCTGCAAACCAAGTCATTTGCGCAACACATGGCGCTCGGTGAGTATTACGATGCCATCGTGGAGCTGACCGATGCCTGGGCAGAAGCGTATCAAGGGTGCTACGACATCATCACGAATTACCCCAAAGAGTTCCACTTGGCTATTGAGCCGGTCAAGTATCTGACGCAGATCAAGGACTTTGTGGACGACATTCGCAAAGACTTGCCGAGCGAAAGTCAGCTTCAGAACATCGTGGACGAGATTGCGGATCAGATTGACTCGACCCTCTATAAACTTCGCTTCCTGAAGTGAGGACATAATGCCCAGTCACTCCCCTGCTCAAGCCCGCATGATGGCGGCTGCTGCCCACAATCCTGAGTTCGCCAAAAAGGTCGGTGTTCCGGTCAAAGTAGCCAAGGAATTCAATCAGGCTGATAAGGGCAAGAAGTTAGCCGAAGCCATGAAACGGATGCACCGTGGCTGACAATGCGCGTCTTGCTGCTTTGCTGAAAGCGTATCCGTCTGAACAGACGCTTGCGCCTTATGGCATGAGACACGGCAATGAGCAGGCAGTAAATAATCCTTTCACGGCTAAAGGCAAGGGGTATTTCGGTCAACTGCCCGCGCAAGATGGAATGGCAACAGAACTTTCGTCTATCTTTGAACACAATGGTCAGCAAGTTGAACACCCGCTAATTGTGCCTACCCTGACGAAACAAGAATTGCAGCACTTGACCGCAGGGAATGAGCCAACCCCTGAGATTTATTCCAAAGCAGAACAGTTCGCAATAGGTCGGATCAAGCAAAGCAAAAGCCCGTTTGCAGGGCATGATGAATTGCGTTACCCAGTACCTAAAGATTAACTAAGTATGTTGACAATTTCTGTTACAAATCAATCACATGGCAGCTAGAAAACGGAAAGTTGTGTTGTCTGATGCTTGGAGAGAGAAGATTCAAGCCAGTCAGATCATGAATCGCCTCCTGAAGCACGTTGAGGGCGAGATTGAGCTATCGAACAGCCAAGTGAAAGCAGCGGACATTCTGCTGAAAAAGGTCGTTCCTGACTTGGCTAGGACTGAAAACGTAGGTGATGAGGGTGGGCCACAGGAGATGATAATCCGATGGGCCGATCCGAAATAATCCTTCCCTATTCGCCGCGACACGCATTCTTGCCGTTCCACGCAAGGACGCAGCGGTGGGGCTGTCTTGTAGCGCATAGACGGGCAGGTAAGACCGTAGCAGCTATCAACGACGTAATCAGGGCAGCTGCTACCTGTAAGAGCGCTTTCCCGTTGTTTGGCTACATCGCTCCGTACAGAAGCCAGGCGAAGTCGGTGGTGTGGGACTATCTCAAGACCTTTGCCGCGCCCATCATCCTTGATAGCAACGAGGCTGAACTGACGGTTACGCTCATGAACGGGGCGAAAGTAAGGTTGTTCGGTGCTGACAATGCCGACGCAATGCGTGGTTTGGGCTTTGACGGTATCTACATGGACGAGTATGGCGACTTTAAGCCGAGCGTATGGGGAAATGTGATTCGTCCTGCGCTTTCTGACAAGCAAGGGTGGGCGGTGTTTGGTGGTACGCCCAAAGGAAAGAATCAGTTTTGGTCGATTTATGAAAACGCCATTCGATCCCCTCTCGAGTGGTTCTTGCTGCGCCTTCCCGCTTCTTCGTCGGGGCTGCTTCCTCCATCCGAGCTTGCAGCAGCTAGGGCGCAATTGTCCGAGGATCAGTATTTGCAAGAATACGAATGCTCATTTGAAGCTGCAATCCTCGGAGCTTTTTACGGCACAGAATTCAGAGAACTTGAACAGCAAGGGCGTGTAACAAGTATTGATGTTGATCCGAGCGTACCGGTGCATACCGCGTGGGACTTGGGCTATCGGGACGACACGGCGATATGGTGGTATCAAGTCTTGCGGGGAGAAATTCATGTTATCGACCATTACGCGGTATCGGGCGCAAACATTGAAGAACTCGCGCAGATTATCGAGAGCCGAGATTATCGCTACGGTAAGCATTGGCTACCGCACGACGCGAAAGCCAAGACCCTTGCCAGCGGGGGCAAATCCATCATTGAGCAGCTTGGGGCGCACTTGGGGATTGGATCGCTGGCTATCGTCCCTGATTTGTCGATCCAAGACGGCATCCAAGCAGTAAGGAAGATGCTCCCGATTACTTGGTTTGACAACAAATGTTACGAAGGCATCGAGGCATTGAAGCAGTATCAGCGCGAGTACGACGAGGACAAGAAGGCATTCAGACAGACCCCGAGACACGATTGGACTAGCCATCCTGCGGATGCTTTTCGTATGATGGCAATCGCATGGAAGCAAGAGCCGGTATTCAAAGCGCCGGATAGAGAGAAGCCTTTGATGGTAGGCCCGCAAAACACAGTTACCCTCAACGATATGTGGGCAACTGCTAAACCTAAAGGAGCACGAATATGAGTGGCGTAAACAACCCCTATCGTTATCAATATGAGCACGTTGCAGCGAGCAGCAGCGCACAAGTATTGGGGACTACCGGTGCTAAAGGCGACTATCTGCACAGGCTAATCTGTACCGTCTCAACCGCAGCAACGGGTAACGTCCTGATCGTTGACGGTTCAGGATCAGGCATCTTGACGCACACCGTACTGCCTGCGCTTGCAGGTACAGGCATCAACGTCTACAACATTGAGATAAATGCTGTGAGTGCAGACGGTGCGTGGAAAGTCACCACCGGTGCAGGCGTTGAAGTTATGGCTGTCGGAATATTCAGCTGATGAACAAGCCCGGACTGTACGCCAACATCCTAGCCAAACAGGAACGGATTAAAGCCGGTAGTGGCGAGCGTATGCGTAAGCCTGGCGACCCTGGTGCACCGACTGCTAAAGCATTTCGTGAGTCGGCTAAAACTGTGAAACCGGAAAACAAATGAGCGCAGCATGGACACGCAGCGAGGGCAAAAACCCCGAAGGCGGCTTGAATGCCAAGGGACGAGCTTCGTACAAAGCTGAGACGGGCGGCACATTGAAGCCACCGGTCAAGTCAGGCGATAACCCGCGTCGAGCTTCATTCTTGGCACGCATGGGCAATATGCCTGGCCCAATGGAAAAGAACGGCAAACCTACTCGATTGGCATTGGCGTTAAAGGCGTGGGGAGCAAGCAGCA